ACAGCAACGCCTTTGCCATATTTTAAGTCGATAACATGTATTGTTTTATTATCTTCATCGATAACAATCGCGTCAGCCGTTCCAAACCCTTCATGCACCCAACGGCTAAAGTCCACACGTTGCTCAAATAGCAACACGCCACCAACGGCATTGACATAATCAACGTATTTTTGAACGTGCATAGCCATGTCATCTGTTACGACAAAACCATTAAATTTTAATCCAAAATAATGCGCTGCGGGTTTAGCCGTCATTAAGCATTTTTCGGAAAGTTCATGCGCGGCTGTTCCTTCAGCGGCAAATGTAGACGAGGTGTTTGGCAGGTTCTCACACATACGAACTGACGCTGGGCAGTTAATCCAGCGTTCACTCGATGATGCGCCTAATTTTGCGTGTTTAGTTGTCATTTTTTTTAGCCTTTAGCATTTCATTTAATGTTTCAATCGCCATTGTGCAAACTCTGCCATAATCACGCGGATCTAAATCAACTGTTTTTTCGACGTTAAACTTACGCAATATTTCCAGTGATATTTTACGGCTGTTTGTTTTAATACTCAGTTGCTTCAGGCAATCTTTTACGCCTTCTAGCGTTTCTTCACTTTCAACTGCTACCTGTTCACGTTTTTGCGTTTGCGGCTGTGGTGGCGTATTATCCACCGCCACAACATCAACGCCCAAATGCTCCTCAATAGTCGGATTGTTAATTGATTCAAGCGCAAAACGCTCTTTAACAATCAACGTTTGCAGAAACTCTGCTTTAATGATTAGTTGGTCATACTCAAGCTGCAAGCGCAATATTGACGCGGTTCTGATTGATAATTCTTCTTTGTTCATAAAATAACTCCGTTGCTTTTAAAAAAGTTTGTTATAATGTAAAATATAATTTACAACATAAACAACAAAAGGTAAAGAAAAAATGCAAGATTTTATAAATGAGCTTCAAGACTTACTCAAACAGCATGACGGGATAGCATTGCGCAAGATAGCTGCGCTATGTCATGTCAGTTTTATGACCATCTACAACATCAAGAACGGCAAAACCGACAACGTGACGCTATTTACCTATAACAAAATTAAAAAAGGATTAAAAAATGTTAAGTAGCGTTTATGATGATTTAGATAGAAACGGTTACACCATTACGCCCGCAAATGGTAAGCGACCACTTGGCAACGGTTGGCAACATCGAGAAAATGACCCGTCTTGGAAGAAATATGCGGCTGATAAAAATGTCGGTATCGTGCTGGGTGATCGTTTAATCGCTATTGATATTGATATATTAAACGAGGACATGGCTAAAAGCGTTCTGGCTAGTGCGCAATCGGCTTTTGGCTTTGCGCCTGTTCGGTTTGGCAATAAGCCTAAATGCTTAATGCTGATTAGAATTAATGAAGCAATGACTAAGCACAAAATAAAATTTAAGTTTGATGGACTGGAAAATCCAGCCATTGAGATTCTTGCAAACGGTCAACAGTTTATTGCGTATGGTACACACCCAGATACTAAAAAGCCTTATGTCTGGGATTTAAACGCAGGTGACGAGCCAATTAACACCACAATTGACGAATTACCAAGCGTTAATGTTGAGCAGGTTCGTGCGTGGCTTGTGTCGCTTAAGCCAATGCTTGAAAAATTCGGGGCGTATGATGTGACGTTTGACGGGTTTTCGCCTGATAATGTGCAGAAAGCATTGCCGGTAAATGTTGGTGTTATTGATAACGATGATCCGTTTGTTGGTGTTTATGCACAAATAGGTGATGATGAAATTGCAGAAGTGCGCGAAAAGTTGCGTATTCAAAAAAGATTTAATCCCGATGATTATGATGATTGGATAAAAGTAGGTTTAGCGTTAAAAGATTTTCACGCAGTTGCTGGGCTTGAATTGTGGAAAGAATGGTCAAGCACTGGAAGTTATGACGGCAGCGAATGTGATGCAAAATGGCATGGATTTAAAAACAATGGCGGCGCAAAAATTACAGCCGGTTCTATTGTTTACGCGGCTAAAGAAGTCGAAAGCAAGCAAGCATCACAAACGCTTTCACAATTGATTGCAAATTGTACGGTTGTTTCTGATATGCAGGGGAGTGTGGCGGATGCAATAAGGAGTGATACTAGTCTGTCAGATATTGCACGAGCGACAATTATTGGCGAATGGCGAACACGTTATAAGATTTTGGCAAACGTGGGTATTTCAATTAGTGATGCTCGAAAATTATTAACACCGTCAAAAAATAGTCAGTTAGCCGAAAATGCACCAGCATTTTGTAAAAATTGGATATGGCTTAATGATCGTGATCGTTTTTATAATGTCGATACAAAAGAAGAAATAACTAAGCAATCGTTTGATGCAAACTTTACGCGGAAAATTATGGGGGATGATGCAGAAAGTGGAAATATTGGAGCTGCTAATTTTGCGTTAAATAATAATCATATCCCTTGCTTTAGCCGAGCAGTGTATATGCCGCAAAATCAGCAGTTTTTTGAGCTTGATGGGGTTCAATGCGTTAACTCATTTTCGGTCAATAGTTTACCAGAAACGCCAACTAAAATCACGCCTGAAGCAATGCAGGAAATACAGCCAGTCATTGACCATATAGCCAATTTATGCGGAAAACGTGAGAAGGAAACGCAATGGTTAATGGATTTTATTGCGTATAGCACACAGAACATAGGAAAAAAAATTAAACACTCACCATTAATACAAGGTTTTGAAGGCGATGGCAAAAGCACCATAGCCGATGTTATCGCGTGTTGCCTTGGTGGGCGTAACGTGAAGCCGCTGCCGCCTACAGCACTTCAAGACAAGTTTACCGGATGGGCAGAAGGGAGCTGCATGGTCGTGCTTGAAGAATTGCGCGTTGCTGGGCATAACCGTTTTGATGTGCTTGATACCATTAAGCCAATGATAACCAATGACACCATTGATATTAGGCGCATGAATCGTGATAACTATTCAATTGTGAATGTAACTAATTATATTGCCTTTACTAATCATCGTGACGCATTGCCGTTAAACGATCATGACAGACGATGGGGAATACTTTTTTCGCCTTATACTGACATCCACGACATGGCGCGTGATGTGGGCGATATTTACGAATATTTTGGAAAAATACGAAATGCAATAGCAAATTTTGGCGGTGATATTAGACGTTTTTTTCTTGATTTTAAAATTAGCGATGATTTTAAAGCGTATGGGCATGCGCCAATAACCGATGAAAAACGCTCAATGATTGCAGCAGAAAAAGGCAGTGAGCTTTTAGACTTAATTGAGTTTATTAAAAAAGGTGGTTATGGATACAGCACGAGTATTATTTCAAGTTCACTGTTAATGAAAGCAATCGAAAATAATTCGTTTTCAGATTATGAATTCCCCGAAATAAACCACAAGAATATGCGCAGGATTTTTGAAAACATGGGTTATATGAAAGTCGATAAGCAGGTTAAATGGAATGGTGTACCTCAAAGACTGTGGGTAAAAAAAGCCGCTGATTTTGATAATGATAGATGTCGTCAACTTTTGAATGAAACTTTATCGATTGATGATGACTTTTAAGTGATAAAGGTAACAGTAAATTACACATGGTAACAGTTGGAAAAATCTTCTGTTACCTACTCAAAGCCTTTAATTATCTATATTTATATCCTAAAGGTAACAGGTAACAGTAAATATAGAATTAAAAAGAATAAATAATAAAAATAAAATTTTTTATAATAGGGAATAGGGTTTTTAAAAAACTGTTACCTGTTTTTTACTGTTACTTTTGTCCTCAAAACCTAACACCCATGCAGGTTGTGGAGGTAACAGTAAAAGGTAACTTTACCGTTACCTTTTGATTTCGCATTAATATTTGACAATTATAATTTACAAAGTTATCATTTAAAGAACCAACCAACTCAGAAATCACTTTATGGCGATTTATCAATAACTGGGTTGGTTGGTTTAACCATGAAGAATTAAACCTTAACGCGTGTCCTCTCGCACGAAAAAAAGACGGGAGCAGTTTTACCGCAGCATTTCTGATAATTTTGCAATGCGGGGTTATGGTTTAATTACTTGATGGTTAACTTAAACAGAGAATATTAATGGAAATTACACAACGCAAAACGGCTGATTTGATACCGTATGTGAACAACGCACGAACGCACAGCGAGCAGCAGGTTTTGCAAATCGCTGCAAGCATAAAAGAGTTTGGTTTTAATTCGCCTGTCTTGGTTGATGGTGAGAATGGCATTATTGCCGGTCATGGTCGCGTTATGGCGGCTAAAAAGTTAAATCTTGATGAAGTACCAACCATTGAGCTTAAACACCTCACTAAGACGCAAAAGAAAGCATATATTCTTGCAGATAATCGTTTGGCGTTGAATAGTGGTTGGGATAATGATTTGTTGGCGTTAGAGCTGGGTGAATTATCCGATGACGGGTTTGATTTGGATTTGCTTGGGTTTGATGATACAGAATTATCATTGCTTGATGAAGTAGAGCAAACAGAAGGTTTAACAGACGAGGACGCTGTGCCTGATGTGCCAGACGATCCTATTACTAAACTTGGTGATGTTTGGCTACTTGGAAATCATCGGTTGATGTGTGGAGATAGTACAAGTATTGATGCGGTAAATAATCTGCTTTTAAACCAAAAGGCGCAAATGGTTCACACTGACCCGCCATATGGTGTGACTTACCAATCGAATATGCGTACAAAGTCAGCTAAGTTTGAAGTTTTGCAAAATGATGATGTTTTTTTAGATATTGCACCAACTATTGCAGCATGTTCGGATGGATGGGTTTTCGTATGGACAAGCTGGAAAGTTATTACAAAATGGATTGATGCTTTTAATGTTTTTGATTACCCAACTAATCAGGTTATATGGTTTAAAGCGGGTGGTGGAATAGGTGATTTAAAAAAAACATTTAGCAGCGACTATGAAACTGCTTTAGTTTGGCATCGTGGAGCAGAACTAACAGGAAAGAGAGTAGGAAGCGTGTGGAAGGTTGGTAAAGACGGCTCTAGCAAATATCTGCACCCTACGCAAAAACCAGTAGCGTTGGCAGAGGAAGCGATAGATAAAACAACTAAGGCAGGATGGATTGTTTTAGATTTATTTGGCGGAAGCGGGTCAACATTGATTGCTTGCGAAAAAACAGGACGCATTAACCGCAGCATGGAACTTGACCCAAAGTATTGCGATGTTATCGTAAAACGCTGGCAAGACTTCACAGGCAGGCAAGCCACATTAGAATCAACGGGTGAAACTTATGGCTCTCACACCTAAACAAGAACGCTTTGCACAACTCGTTGCAGAAGGCAAAACACAGGCTGACGCTTATCGTGGGGCTTACGATGTTGGCGAAAATACTAAAGCGGCAACAGTTATTAAAAGAGCTGGCGAGCTAATGACAGACGGGGCTATAACGGGGCGTATTGAAGAACTACGCAAACCAATCATTGAAGCCGTTGGCATTACACTTGAATCGCATTTAAAAGACTTGATGACGTTGCGCAACCTTGCTGTAAAAAACAATCAAATCAATGCGGCAATTACGGCTGAAATTGCCAGAGGTAAAGCAGCAGGCGTATCAACAGATCGTGTTGAAGCAACTATAAAAACAGGATACACATTTGTGGTTGAGCGGGCAGCGCGTGAAGATTAGGCTTAAGTTAACTAAACCCCAAGAAGATTTTATCTTCAGTGAAGCAATCCACCCTGCAATGGTGGCGGGATATGGCGCGGGGAAATCACAAGCCGCTGTCATTCGATTAGCCTTGCTTGCACTTAAATACGATGGCTTATCGTTTGGGTTTGTTGAGCCTACTTATGACCTTATCAGGTTAATTGCTTTCCCACGATTTCAAGAAATACTTGATGAATGGGGTGTGAAATATAATCTTAATAAAGCTGATGCAATTATCAAACTCGAAAACAATTCGCAGATCATTTTCAGATCAGCAGACAACCCAGAGCGTTTAGTTGGTTTTCAATTAGCCGATGCAGTTATCGATGAAGCCGATACGTTGCGTGTTGACCAAGCCAAACTGGTTTGGACTAAAATGCTTGGACGGATTAGAGAACGAAAACCAGACAACTCGCCTAACACGCTTGCAGCAGTATCAACACCTGAAGGCTTTGCTTTTATGTACGAAATGTGGGGAAAAGAACAGCG